ACCCAATCCAGCTGCGTCATTACCTGTGTGGTAGAAGCCATGTCCACCACCAATTTGAATGTAGTCTGTTTTGCGATCCTTGCCGTAGTGTGCCTTTATTGGCTCGGCATCATGGTGGTCGTGGTATACGTTACCTTGTTGAAGATCTGAGTCGTAATCACCAGTAGGCTTACCCCACTTCTGGTTTATCTTCTTGAGAAAGCCAGTAGAAAGAATTGCGTCTGCGGTGTGTGGATACTTTGTCTTGGACCTGGGTGAAATGTCCCACTTTGCACCATCATGCTTAAGTTCAAGCTGACCAAACATGGCTTTGTGGTCTGCTTTTACTTCCAGGTTGTGCTCTTTGCCGTTGTGGCGGAACTTGGCGTCGGGAGCATCTGCAGATGAACCAGCAGTTTTTGCGTCTTTATCGGCTTTGCCGTGCTTCTTTAGCTTGTCGTTGACTACTACTTCGTAATCACGACCGCCTTGACCAACTGCTTCAGCAAGAGCTCTTGCGTAAAGAAAATCTTTGAATCGTTCGAACATAGAAGAATCCCATAAATGTATCTCTACTATTTATGGGATTCTTGGTTTAGAAGATGAAGCCTTCTGTTTTCAATCGCTTACCAAATTTAGAATTATCGAACATCGGAGCATCATCTTCTTCTTGCTTACCCGAGTCCGATATGTTCTTCTGGGCGGATTGCTCAACATCGTAGAATTTCATTCTACTGGCATCAAGCCCAACAACGAACCGCTTGTACATGTTTGGATCGCCGTACCTGTTCTTTAGCTGTTTCACGAGTACTTGATTAAGCTGGTCCAGTTCCTCTGTACGAATCAATGCAAGGTACAAATCTAAGGAATGTACCAAGCCAATTGATTCTGACGTATCAGTCATCTCAACATCCGAACTATCAATACCACCTCGGTTCAACTGTGTGGCAGTTAGAATGGGAAACTTGTATTCTTGCGCAATCGCTCGAATCTCCTCGGCGATGCTCTTGATAATCGTATATGAATTTGCATTGGACGAATTCCTAATACGCTGAGACGAGCAGATATTTAGGTAGTCGATAACAACAAGATCTGGGATGAAGTTTTTCTTTGCCTTCAGTTCCTCAATCAATGCCCGGAAATGTCCAGCGTGTGCGGATCCGGTAGGATATTCCTTGACAACCAATCGCCCTTGCGTCTTGTCACGAATGCGCTGTACTCTGCTATCGAAAGTAGCCTTATCAAGACTCCTTAGATTTTGAATGGGTGTGTTGAATAGATTAGCATCAATACGTTCCGCGATGCGCTCTTCACTCATTTCCATCGTGATATAAAGAACGTTCTTACCCTGCATCAACGTGGCTGCGGATATGTGACACATCATGAGACTCTTACCACCACCCGTTTTACTGGCAATTGCTGTTAGAGTAGACTTACGTAGCCCCACTCCTCCGGTAATTCGGTTCAGTAGATCAAGATCAAACTTGATGCCTTCTTCTTTCTTGTTATAGAAGTCATAACGAGCATCGGAATCTTCCAAGTAGTCATGCCCGACTTGCATATCGAATGTAACAGCAAGTGCTTCCTGCAACAAAGACGGAATTGCGTCCTCTGTGTGTTTAGTGTCGTTACCCTCGATAATTTGAATGCTATTTAGGATTGCAATGAATACGGCTCTTTTCTGGAAGAATTTTTCCGTTTCATGCAACAACCAATCAGTATTCTTTTCGTTGTAAACCAGCCCATTCAACAGTTCTGGGATCTCTTTTGCTTCCTTCTGGGAGATGTCTTTTCTGTTAAGAACTTCAATCTCAATAATGTCCTTTGACGCTAGCTTGTTGTAATCAGAGAAAAACTTGATAATCTCCTTTACAATGACTTGATCATTCCGAGCCTCGAAATATTCTGCCTTAATAAAAGGCATAACCTTTCGAGTGTAATCCTCATCAAAAATTAGACCAGCAATAATCTTGTCTTCTAAACGCATCATTCCTCGCTTGTTCCGCCTTTGAATACCAACTCTCGCTTTGAGATCTGCTCAGTGATAAGATGTACAAGATAGTCTCCCAGCATCTTTTCAAATGCAGGTAGCCTATCAGCACCGGGCTTCTCTCCTTCAATTATATCATATTCAAAAGATAGAGTCGCGCTTTCTTGCTTGTCGTCTTCATTGAATTTTACCTCACCATACTTGAAAGATAGATCAGAAAATTCGGAGTTGATAAATCTAATCTCGTATTCGGGTCTACCGTTGATTTCGATTTCTTTGATAGTTGTTTCAAACGTCATCTTGTTCCTCTTCGCGGTGTTGTTCTTTAGCATGTGTGGGACATAGGGTACTATGCCACCCATCACGATATACCTTACCCGGATTGCCACAAACCTCGCAGGTCCTGGCACTCATTGAGTCTGCCATGTTTTCGATAGCTCTAACATATTCATCACCACCATCGTAGTAAAAACGCAAGGTACCAAATTTTTCCTTTACCTGAGTGGCAATAACTTGGGGACATGCGGCGCGAACTTGTCGTTCCTTGCCTCTTTCAAGACTTTCATGTGCTGTCTTTATCGTGTATTCCGATAATTCTTCTTTACGACTGTAGTTGTGATAGTGATAAAGACCAGCCATGTCGCCTTTCTTCGCTCGAGCCAATGCACGATTGAATTTTAGTGCATTGGCACGATCACGGCGAGAGTGATTTATGTGACCCTGAATGTTGGCACACATTGCATCAATGATGTTGAACCAACCATCACCAATTTCAAACCCCCAAGCCATGCAGGTGTTTCGAATATCGCCGTAACGATCACGAAAGATCTTTGGATACTTCTTTACTAGAAATTCATCAAGTTCTTTTTTCATTATTCCTCCAACATCTCATCCAGTTCGGTATCAAGTGCTTCATCGGAAAGAATCGATGTGTTGCCTACTTGATACTTTGACTTTACCCAACCGCGAAAGGTAGGTTGTTGTAAAACCCTTAACCAAAAATCAGATGAGTTAGTGTCCTTTTCACGGAACTTCTTATCCTCAACTTCACCGGTATCCATGTCTACTCTGGAGTACCAACCGTTAGACGGTTTGATTACATGACCAGATTCCAGAGCCATGTCTAGTAGTCCTGACCAACGAGAGATACCGGCATCGTGCATAACAGTGATAGGAATCTTTGACTTCTCTCGGGAGAATCTGGACTTCTCGACGTTGATAACGAAGTTGTAACCAGTTACCTCTTGCCCATCCTTCTCTTGTTGTCGTCCAATGATAAAGATAGTGTTTGCACTGTAGTAGATTCCCGTTCCGCCCGAGACAATATCCTTGGGATACAGACCTTGTTCCTTGTACGTGTGATTGACTACAACCATTGGCAACTGCTTGATTGTTAGCTCGGGTGTCACCATACGAAACAAAGACTTCAGCTGCTTGGCACGACTCATATCCGCAACTGACTTTCCTTCCAACGCATCATCAACTTCCTTCTTGGATGCAATGTTACCCGCGGAATCAAGTGCAATGAATACCTTGTCGCCGCGCTTAATCTCGCTTAACTGCTTCATGATATCAAACTTTAGCTCTTCGATGTTAGCAACCGGAGTATGCAATACGCGCTTCAGATCAATACCAAAAGATTCAAAGTAGGACTGAGGAGAGCCGAACTCAGAGTCATAAAACAATGCGATTGCATCTTTGTGCTTATCGAGATATGCCTTCATCATTAGCAGAGTAAAACTCGTCTTGAAGTGCTTGGAAGGACCAGCGAATACAATCAAGCCCGAACCAAATCCACCGTCTAACTCACCAGTCAATGCAACATTGATTGCCGGCACCGAGGTAACTACCTTGTCGCCTTCATCAAAAAACTTTGACTCAGATAGAATAGCCGTCTCTTTTATTGTGCTATTCTTCTTTAGTTTATCCATCAAACTCATTGTATTCCTTTCAATTGAAAAAATCTTCTAGCGAACTACGTTCTTCTGCTGACCAACCTAGCGGATCTAGCATTGTCTGCATAGATTCAACAAAGGACTTCTGAAACATTGTATCCTTATCCACGTAGTCTGTCAACCCAAATTCTAAAGGTAACTTATCAATGAAGCCAATGACATTCTCATGGAACTTATTTGGGAGTCTAAGATAGACAAACTTCATCTTAGATCCTTCTTTGATAAACTCATACTTACCCTCAAGCCCAAGTTTCTTGATGTAGTGATTGTACAGCAGCGCACCGCGGACATGAATAGGGCACCCCTTTGTATATATTGGGGAACCCGAGTATTGCTTGAGTCCGTTCACACCACGCGGGAATGCAATAGCCTCGATTGGTTCGATAAGGTACTTTGCCTGATACTCCGCAATAAACTTCTGTACACTAGACTGCGTACCATACAGAACCTGCTTGACCCCTGCCTTGAGTGTAGTTCTAACAACAGCGGGAGTAGATGAACGAACCAGTTCCAAACCAGTAACCTTAATCTTTGGTTCCTTATACTGCACACCCTCTGAGTTATGAACGCTCATGGCATACCGCTTCTTTGCAACAAAGATGGCAACATCCGCGATAACCTCACGCTTCATGATCAACTTCTGTTGATATGCATTCATGTAGTCGGCAAGTTCTTGATACGACTTGTTGATCACCTTCTGCATAACCTCGCCGGCAAACTTATCAACAAACTTTACGATGTCCTCGGTAGACTTAGACCCCTGAGTCTGTTCAACTACCTTTGCCAGTGTAAAGTAACAGGAATCGGTATCATTGTAGATACAGTAATCTACATCCTTGGTCTTACACGCCTTGTTTAGAAACTCATTTAACGCACGTGATACCCAACGGATAGCCAACTGACCAGATGTAGTAATACCCTCTGCCATTCGAAGGTCGTAGTATCTAAAGTAAGGGCTAGCAAGTGCTCCATAAACCGAATTCATCTGAATCTTGCGAGCCATTTGTAGGTTATAGAGCCTACTAATTTCAGGAACCAATTTAGGATCCTTTGTGGTGTCATACTCTTGCTCTAACGTCAACATCTGCTTCTTGAAGATGGCTCGCTCACTAAAAATACGATTTACTTGAACGGGGATAAAACCTTGTTTCTCTTTTCTGTATAACGAACCATTAGCTGCCAGGGAAACATTTGCTAAATTTAGCAATGTGATAGATTCATTGCTCAACTTCTTGTCCAAAAGACAGTCAACACCATATTGCAATTCTTTTTGGAATTGCCCTGTTGTTATAAACGTCCTAAGGCTATTCAACTCTTCCTTCGACAAATTCTTTATATTCTTCATATGTTTCGCCTCTTGCTTTAAGAGCCCTTGTGATGTTACCACCCAAACCATGTTTGCGGTAAAGTGTACCTTTATTATAAAAGGCTTTTAGTTTTTGTGCAAATTGTTCTTTTGACATTGCTCGCCATTTTTCTGGCGTTTTCTTGCGACTTTCAGAAATAGATTTTATTGTTTCTGAAGCATGTGGTCCGTTTTTGTAACCGCCGGGTCGATGGTTTATTCCTGGTAAACCTTGGCTTCTTCTTTTTTCTATGTTTTGATTTCTTGCCAACCTAGCAGTTTCAACAATCTCTTGTTTTGATTTTTGAGAGCCCATGAAAGATTTCCCTTTCATGTCTTTCCTTGCTTTCCCTTGTTTTGATTGAGAGATTTTCTCTCTCGATTCATTTGTTTTTGCTGGGTTGTTATCGCCTTTGATTGCAGTTGAGTTTATTCTTCGCAACTCTTCTAGAACTCTAGAATTGATTAGTATGTTCCTCCCAGAAACTTTTACTGTTCCCATCATTCTATATGCTTTACCCAATTTTATGCTATAAGAATGTGTTTCGCCATACCGTTTCTTTGCAATAGCATAAAGTAATCTGTGCAATACAAAATGCTCGCGAGCAGTAACAACTATGGTTTTATCATTCTTACCAAAAATACATTGTGGAAAATAATGATGTTTTTCAGTATAACCTTCAACTGATGCTCGATTCTTTGCTTTCTTCACTAGCGATGTGTAAATTTTTAGGTAGTTCATTTGTAATCCTTTGACCTTTAGTGCCTTTATTATTTATAAAATACTGGCGCGCTAAAGGCATTGAAGGTCAAAACTACCTTGATTCTAGCTCATTGTCAATATGTTCCAACAATTCCTTTTCAATTACATAGCAGTCAACAATGGTTTCTGGGCTGATGTTTGCCCATTGCATAAGCGAAGGATAAAGAGACTGTAAGTCAAAAGATACAACCCACTTATGCTTACCAATGATAGGTTCCTTAACATATGCACCCTCAAACTGATCTCGTTGATTACGCTTGGCATTGGGAATAACAATCTTCTTTTTCTTGAGCTCGTTGTAGATCAACGAGTCCCAAGAACGAATCTGGCTAAACACTTCATCAGGAACAATCTTGCTATCGTATGCAATAGTCAACGCCAACTCAATCAACTTCATCTTATCTTCGAATGCCTTGACAAGACTTACGTCGATGATGTTATACATGCAGAAGTGATCCCAGTCCTTTGTGTAGTGCTCCTTAAATGTACCATCGTACTCTAGCTTCTTCCTACCAAGCTCATCATTCGCGATATTATCCAGCTTCCAGGACTCACGACCACCATATGTGTATTTCTTCATCAGATCAATGTAGTCTAGTTGATTAACACCAATAATGTCGTATACAAGTTGTTCGTCGTTATTGATCTTTACTCGCCTATCCCTAACAAGGTTCCAGGGACTCAGCTTGTTCGCAAAGGAATCACCCAGCACTCTATTGATGCGATTCACGAGATACGGAATGTCAAAGAACTGACTGTTCCAACCCGAAACAACATCAGGGCACAGTGACTGCCAATCGGTCACGAATGTCTTGAGCATATGGTACTCATCGACGTGGAGTGACTTACGCACATATTTCGCGCCAATTCCGTACTTATCGAGCAACACACCATCTACATCAAAATCTTTTGCCGCGTAGACAACATACGATTTTAGAATGCTGTCGTACAAAGTAATGATAAGAACTTCTTCGTTGGCTTTATCTACATCCGGGAATCCGTCTTCCACGGCAGTCTCGATGTCGATGATGTTGACCCGAGTATGTTCAATGCTAAACTTAATCGTACCTGGATACTCTTCCGAGATGTACTGAGTAACCCAATTCGTCATTCCAAAGATTTCAAACCCGTGAACATCCTTGTACTGTTCAATGAAGTCCTTGCAATCACGAATACTACCGGGATTGATTTCATACAAAGGAACACCGTAAAGATCTTTCCATTCTGTATTTTGTTTTGCCGTCTTCTTTGCGTTGGAAAACAACACAGGGTAAAAGTCATCTTTACGATTGAAGCGTGAGCCGTTCTCATCGTATCCACGACTTAGAATCTTGTTGCCAATGTTAGCAACGTAGGTGTAAGTATCCATAATTCTCCTCTTTGCGAAGGTACAGGTGTGCCATATAGGCACACCCTTCCAACAAAATTACAGTGTATGGTATGTAGCGTGAAATGTCAAACGCCATACCTTAGCATTAGAACGTCTAATGCGATATCATCAATGGGGTTGTGTTTTGAGATTTTGTCTCGATCAAAGTCGGGAATGTCGCAGTAACCCCTATTGTTGGTTGTGGACTTTAGACACCTAAGAGCAGTTCTCACATCGCAAAACGAATTGTAACTGGTAATAGGATCAACCTTGAATGTTCTGCACAACGATTCCATTACCATCTGGTCCAAGCAACCCCGAGTCCAAACTAGGCAATCCTTGTTTCCTTTTGTTGCAATGAAAGAGCGAATAGTATCGAGCCCTTCTA